TGACGGTAACATCGTCTTCACACGTCCTGAAAACCTTATCTATGCGTTTGATGGTTCTGAGTCAGGTACTATTGAAGCAATCGACCAACTTAAGACTGTAGGTATCCCTAACATCTTAACTGTTGTATTACTTGCTGTTGGTTACGAAATCGTTAACCCTAGCGAAATTGTTTGGATGCACGCATAATCAAACAAAAAACTAAATTAAATTAAAAAAGCTGGCTGGCAATCAGCTGGCTTTTTTTTTATAATTAAAATAACAAAAATAAAACTATAAATAAAAAAATATAATATGGCTTGTAATATTCTTTCTTGTATTCCTAAAGGTTGTGATAACAACGCTGGTGGTTTGCTAAAATTTTATGTGGCTGAAGCTGAAACAATCACTGGTATCACTGTAACAAATGGTACTGTAACTGCGATTGAAACTTCTGGTACAACAACTGGTTCAACAATTCCAGTTTTCTACGAATTTAATTTCAATAAAAATTCAGCACAATATGTTGAAACTGGTAACATTGATTTGACTAACGGTTCAACTTTCTACACAGTTGAGACAACTCTTAACATCGCTAGACGTGATGTGCAAAAACGTAATGCTATCCAATTGCTTGGAGCTGGTCAACGTAACCTTGTGGTTATCCTTAAAGATGCTAATGGTCTTTATTGGTTGCAAGGTTTAACTAACTTTGCTAACCTTACAGCTGTTGGTGAAGGTTCTGGTCTTGCTAAGGCTGATGGTTCAAAATACTCACTTACTCTAACAAGTGAAGAACCAGATATGATGCCAGAGGTTGACCCATCAATCATCGCTGACTTATTGGTTGCTTGTATCTAAATGATTTTCCCTAATATAAATTGGGCCCAGTGATGGGCCCTTTTTATTTAAATAAAATCCGAACATCACATTAAATTAAATAATTATATAATATGATAGTAATTGACAGAGGAACAACCAACACAGTAATACTTGAGCTAACAACAAATTCAAGTTTACTTAATCCGAATTATTTATTCGAATTTAATAATGATTTAAATAATAATCAGATATTTTTTACTTCACCTGATTTATCCACATTTAAGTGTAGATATAATAGATTTGAGATTACTGAAAATGATGTTGCAATTCCATTATCTGGTCAAGTAACTCTACTTACAGGTATGTATACTTATAACGTTTATGAAGCTAGTGCCGCTACATTAAGTGTATCAGCTACTACTGGACGTGTAGTTCAAACTGGTAAAGTTATAGTCAACGGTACCAATAGTAATGTACCATCAATTTATCGCTAATAAATAAAACAAAATAAAACAAAACATAATGGGAATATTTGATAGATTTTCAAAAAAGAAAACAGAAACACCAACACCATTGATAGTTGAAAAGAAAAGCACACCTAGTCTGCAAACATTCAATTTAAATGTTGATTATAACACAATGGCATATCAAGACCTTATGAAAGGTCCTCGTGGTTATCAATTTGGTGTTGATGGTCTTTTTCCACAAGAATTAAATCAATTCGTAAAAAAATCACCATTGCATAATGCCATTCTTAATTTGAAGAAATTGCTTACAGTTGGTAATGGTTATTCAATTGAAGGTGCTGATGGATTATCTATGAAAGATAAAATCACACTTAACCAATTAACAAATCAATTTGATGGTTGTATCAACGAATTGGCAATGGACCTTTTCATTCATTCAAGAATTTGTCTTAAGATAACTTGGAATGATGACAATACAAAAATCCTTAAGGTTAAACGTATTTCTCCTGATAAGATTCGTATCAACGATGTTAATGCTGAAATGGAAGCCATCAATTATTTATATAATTGGGATTGGGTTTATTACACAAAATACCCTATCATCAAATATCCAAAGTTTGACCAAAAGAATAAAGAAGAAAAAGTTCAATTATTGCAAATACAGATTGAATCACCTGGTATGCGTTTATACGCTGAACCAACATACCAAAGTGCTCTTAATTGGATTATTCTTGATGCTGAGATGTCTAACTATCACCGTTCAAATATCGTGAATAGTATAAATCCATCAATGTTAATTAAGTTCTTTTTTGAACCTGAAACAATTGAAGAACAACAAGCTATTATTCGTGGTATTCACAATTCATTTGCTGGAACATCTAATACTGGTAAATTGCTTACTACATTCTCTCCAGATAGAGATAGTGCTCCAGATATCGAACAATTGGAACCAAATAAATTGGATGCAACATTCCTTCAATTAACTGATAGTATTCAAAGACAAGTTTGTTATGCTCACCAAATCAATCCAATCCTTTTAGGATTGAAGACAAGTGGTAGCCTTGGTAATCAAACTGAATTCCCATATGCGTTTAATTTATTTAACCAACAAGTAATTGCTCCAGCTCAAATAATAATTGAAACTATCTTGAATGATATTATTCATATCAATGGTGTTATGGCTAACATTAAATTTAATGATGCTGATATTGCCAAATTAAATCCAACAGTTGCTCCAGAAATCAAAGCTGAAATGGTTAAAGAAGAAATGGCTATTGAAGGTGGAAAGACTGAAATAGTTGTCAATGATACTATAAGACAAATGTCAGGGCGTGAACATCAACAAATGTTGAGAATCATTCGTCAATATGGACAAGGCAAATTAAATTACGACCAAGCTGCTGTGTTATTGGCAAGTGGTTTAGGTTTATCAAATGATGAAATAACAATGATGTTAAATACAAGTGAAGAATAATGGCAAACGTATTATTTATTGGTGAAGAATATATTCGTGAAAACACGGTATTCAATCTTAACGTGGATATCAAAGATATCGAACAATCGGCTGGTGTTGCACAAGATATGCATATTCAACCAATCTTAGGTACCACATTTTATAATTATTTAGAAACAGCTTATTCAGCTCAAACTCTTACAGCTGATGAACAAGAATTGATGAGTTATATTAAGCCAGCACTTGCATATCAAGCAGCGCAAATGACGCTTCCGTTCTTGGCTTATAACGTTAAGAATAAAGGTCCTGTTACACAATTTGGAGAAAATGCTACCAACGTTGATGCTGGTACATTTCATTTTTTAAGAAAAGAGATTCAAAATAGAGCTGAATTCTATACTCAACGTCTTGTTGCTTATCTTTGCAAAAATGCAAACTTATTTCCATTATATGTAAGTTCAGAAAATGCATCAAATGATATGGCACCAAACCATCAAAAATCAGGATATAAGAATCAAATTGGTTTATATCCTAATGGTTGCGGATGGGGTTACATTGATGGAACTGGAGCATTTAAAAGATTTATATAATTATAGGTAATAACACCTAACCTATTAACCTATAATTATTATGAACTCATCAATAATAAGCGTTTTAATTATGAATTTAAAAACTCAAATATTTGCAATTGCAGCAATGATAATTGCATTTTTTACACCTATTGGACCCCTACTTATTATTGTAGGGTTCGCAATATTTGCTGATACATTATTTGGTATTTTTAAAGCATATAAGTGCAAACAAAAGATAACATCACGAAGAATGTCAGCAATAATATCTAAGATGTTTTTGTACGAATTCTGTGTTATTGGTGTTTATTTGATTGATGAATATCTATTAAGTAGTTTTATTGAAATTTTTACTTCTCACGAATTATTACCAACCAAATTAGTTGTCCTTACATTACTATCAATTGAGTTAAAAAGCATTAATGAAAATATAGAAGCATCATTTAACATTAATATTTGGGACTCATTAAAGAAGATGTTGGCAAGGGCCAAAGAAATTAAAGAAGATGTTGGTGATATAATTGATGGTAAAGACGATAATGAAGAAGGTAATATTGATAAGTAATGAAAGTTTCAGAAAAAGGTATAAATTTATTACATCAATTTGAAGGGTGTGAATTGGAAGCATATTTATGTCCAGCTAAAATTTGGACTATTGGCTACGGCAATACATTTTATCTTGATGGTACTCCAGTTAAAGAAGGTGATGTAATCACCAAAGAACAAGCTGAAGAATTGTTTAAAAATATTCTTGTTAACTTCGAAAATTGTGTTTTAAAATCTTTAGGTAAAACAAAAATTTCCCAAAATAAATTCGATGCTTTAGTATCTTTGGCATATAATATAGGATGTGGTAACTTCCGTAAATCAACAGTTATTAAACGTACAATAGCTAATCCAAATGACCCATCAATAGCTAATGCATTCCTAATGTGGAATAAGATTAAAGGTAAAGTAAGTCGTGGATTAACCCGTAGACGAGAGGCTGAAGCTCAATTATTTTTTACTGTTGATGATGAATAAATGGTTAATTATATTATTACTGTTATTCACAAATCAAATATTTGGCCAGAATAAATGCATTGGTGACACGATTACTCTTTGGGTGGACTCTAATGCCACTTGGACTTATAAGTGGTTTGTAGAACCTAATATTGAGTTTTTTGGACAATCATCACCATCAATTAAAATTGATAGTTTACCACAAGAATTGTTAGTATGGATTGAGGTTGAAAATAATAATGGTTGTGTGGGTGAGGCTATAATAACTTTAGTTGCTGAAGATTGTGGTTGGAGTATTTATTTTGCAACAGCACTTGTGCCAGATGGTGTGAATAAAACGTGGTTCCCTAAATATCATAATGTTGTTATTCGTAAATTATTTATATTTGATAGATGGGGTCAAATGCAGTGGTCTTGGGTTGGTGAGGAATTTAAGGGGATAAATGATAAGGGTAATCAATTGGATGGTGTGTTTACATTTCTTTGTATTTATTCGCCTCAAGGAAAAAAAGTTGAATATCAACAAATTGGTAAAATAGTTATAATAAGATAAAATAAAAAAGGCTCTCAGTTGAGAGCCCTTTTCATTTAATAACTAACCAAATGTAAGCGGAAAAACTATGTCACTAATCAAAAGCTTACAATACAAATATACGGTTATTTATTTTTTATGTCAAGTTTATTTTACTAAAATTGTTATATGACTTTCAATTTGAGTTTTTCCATTTAAATCTTCCCAACTTTTATTTTCAATAAATTGGTCCAATTGTTTATAGATTTCTGATTTAATTTCTTTATCAATTCTATTAATGGTCCATTGTTGGTCATAATCTTCCATCATCATATCTTTTGTTAATTCCATTCGGTGGGTAATGACAACTGGTTTAAGATGATTTGTTGTGACTAAAATATTCTCAGTTGGTTTAAGTAGTTTGGATTGTTTGACATATCCAAAGTAGTTTAGTATTTTTTCTATCATTTTTCTTTAAATTTTATTTTGCTACATATAGTATTTTATTTTTTAATTTACCATTTTCATCCCATTTAAAATAATTACCATTTAATTCACCATATAGATAATTAGCTTGTATATGTATTTGACCATTTTTAAACCATTTTTTAAATGGTCCATTTTGTATAATTCTATTTGGGTTTTCTTTATTTTTTACATAATGTGTTTCACTATCTAATATCCCAGATATATACTCTTTTTTTATTTGAGTTTCTTCTAAATCATTTAAAAAAATTTTTTCAGTTTTTATTTGACCATTTTCTTCATAGAAAATTATTTTTTCTAATATCCCTTTATCATTATAAATATAACGAATTTGGACTTGACCATTGGGGTGAAATGTTATTTTATTACCATACTCGTCATACCATTGCTCATAAACCAATATACCATTATGATACTCTTTAACACTTTCAACTTCAAAATTTGGATAATTAGTTATTATTTGTCTTATCATCATATTACAGGTCCGTAAAATTTAATTAATTCGTTATGTACATAATCAACTTGTTTTTGAAAATGTTCTTTAAATTTATCGATTGGATAGTTGTCAACCTTTGCAAATGCTATAGCTGCTGTATCAATTATTTGTTGATTACGGTCACGCAGTATGGCTGCAAATTCGTAATCTTGTTCAATTAATGCTTGGTACATTTTTTCACCATTCTCAACAATTAAATTGCTTGTAGCAATGGTAAGTTGTTCGATGTATTGTTCGTTAGTCATTATTCAAAGAGTTAAGAGAAAGTGTTAGGTATGCAATGACTTGACTCTTGTTACTTGCTTGAGCTGCGTTTACTTGCGTTGTGTAATGACTATCGTTTCCAAAAAAATAATCTGTACCATTATCAATAAAAATCATTGATAATCCTTTTGCTAAATTTTCTTTAATGTAACGGAAATCAGCTTGTCTTGTTGTTGCGATTGCGTTACGTAATTTTTCTTCGTAGTTTTTTGTAATTGTTGTTTTCATTAGTTATTAGTTTTTATTTTGTTTGTTATATCAATAAGTATCTATTGATAAAGCAAAGTTACTATAAATAACTAAAAAGTACAATTAAAATGTTATAAAAAGTTATAACTAACTAATAATCAATAAGAAAAATTTCTAAAAACTTTCATAACTGACCCATCACTATATACATATATTACTATACCTTGGTAGTCGGGGGTTACTGGTTGACCAG